AAATGAAATTGTGCTATTTCTAGTTCCATTTGAATCCAATCTGTAGAAGCAACATAATCAGGTGCAAAGCCATAAAACAAAGCAGGGTTTTTGTCTCTAATCATTAAGATTTGACTTGCTTGGGTTCTATCTTCTGTGTTAAATGCAGAATATGCTCTAGGTCTGTATTCTCCTTTTTTGTATTTTGACCAATCCGCAGAATAATAATATGTATCTATTTCTCCATCAATCATTTTTCCACTTCTAATATATTGAGCAGGTATATGTTTAAGTTTAGCTATGCGACTACGATCACGACTCCATATACAATTCACATAACACCCCCCAAACAATTTTAAATCCATTGCTAGATCTTTTAATACATCGTCATCAGAATTGTGTAATAATTCAGTCAATCTTAAATATGATTCTTTGGTGTCTGTGTTTTCATCAGCATTTGTTGCTTCTAATCCTTCACCGTATATCATAGCACCAATAGATTTTATTAATGCGCCATTTATAGCAGAACCCAAAAACAGTTCTAATAGATAATTCGGATATAGATTATTTTCACCAAAACTAACCCAATCTTGGTTAGTCTTTTCAACTAAATGAGGGATGTTATAATGTGATAATTTGACTAAATTTAAATTCATAATTAAATAGTTATATAAACGCTTTCTGTGTCAGAATCGTTATCATTATATTCTGTATATCTAACAGGGTTAGTGTTTGAATCACTTGTTAAATTCATTAGACCTTGATAAATAACTGTTAATCCTGTTGGGTCAATGTTTGTGTCATCTGTATTTTGATATATGGTTACATCATAAAATCCAAGCGGATAGTCTGTTGTTCCAAGATACATTGAACCCGCTGAAAGATTTTCAGCGCCTAAAATGGGGGCGACATACATCAATAACTGAACATATCTGTCTTTATAAGCATAATTAGCACTTGCAAAAATACAGGTTTTTGATTTTCCTGTTAGCTGACTGGTCACCGTTATTAATGGTCTATAATCAGCATTAGTCATTTTATCGTATAAATTAAGATAAAGAAGATGAACTGATAATGATGTTTTTCTTATTAGCTGGATCATTTTTCTATAAAGTATTTTAAGATAAAATCAGAATGAGCTTTTAATGCTTCTATAAATTCTATGTCTAAATCATTTAAACAATGAATTATTTTTCCTTTATATTTATTTTTCAGTTCCAGCATTCTCCTTTTTCTTTTTTGGTTTTTCTTCTATGAATAAATTGTTTCTAATACCTTCTCTAAGTGCCAAAATTTGTTTTTGTGTCAATTCATTTAATGGGATGTTGATTGAATCAATTTGTTTGTTTTCCCATTCCTTTTTCAATTTCCAAGCCATAGTATTTTAATATAAATATAAAAGTTACTAATTCGTTTTTTTAGAAACAAAAAAAGGGGCAAAAAACCCCTTTAATTTGTTGATTAGATTAGAAATTAAGTTCCTGCAACAATAGTTATGTCAGCTTCATCAGACAATCCATCAAAAGGTGCTTTTGCTGTTGCAACACCTGCTGATGGTGCTAACTGAATAACAGGATAGCGTTCTTCTGCTGTAAATTCCCATGTGTAACCACTTAAATCGCCTTTTCCTGCGCCTGTTACCATTGTTCCACCTGTCATATCACAGCCATTTTCCATGCCTAATAAGAAACAATTATGGTTGCTATCTTCTACAAAGATTTGCGCCCTGTTGTATGTTATTAGTTTTAATTCATTTGCTGTGTCATGATTTAGCTTTTGAAGCGTTAATGACAATGTTTGAGTCCAGAATGATGTTCCTGTTGCGGGATCGCCATTTGTGTTTATTGTCATAGAACTTAGATTTGGTCTAAGATCATATTTGAATAAAGTCTGCGTTGATCCTGTTGTTGTTCCGTAACTAGACCAATCTGTGAACCCCCCTGTAGTCATTTCAAGGTTAGCAATGGTCGCACTAGCTTCAATGTCATTAGCATAAGTGTCAACAAAATAAACCGCTATAAGACCACCGATTTGGTCTTTACAATCTACTAATCTTCCTGCTGTTAAATTACAAGCCATGTTATTATTTTATTAAAAGGTTAATAAAAGGGGGATATATTGCAACCCCCCATTTAAAGTATTATTTAGAATGTGCAACCAACAACGCCATCAGTTCCAATGCCTGTCTGAACACCGAAGCCGAAATTCATAACAATTCTAACATTGTCAGAACCATCATATAAATATGTTGGAATAATTTTTGCTTCAACTAGATCAGTTCCAAGTGAAGAACCCACAACTAAATTGTCAATGTATGTTGCAACAATGCAGTCATCTGGCATTCCTGGACATCTATATATTGGGTGACCTAGATAGCTTAATGTATCAGGATTAAGCGTTAAACCTAAAGAGTTAATTCCTTGTCCTGTTCCTACACCTGCTAAGTATTGAGCATAGAAGCTAAACATTTTATTATTCATATAGAATCCAAATCCTTCTCTAAATTCAAGGCCAGGATGTGATCCTGTAACAGAAGCATAAACATCAGCTAGCGCATCGTCTATATTTGTGTTATCAGTTGCTGTTCCTGAGTTCATTGTTACTTGCGTAAAATCAGCACAAGCAGAAGCATCCAATCCTAGTTGGTCAAAAACACCATCATTAGAAACAAAACCTGCACCAAATATACTACTTGAATCTGCAACCCACATTCCGTTTTCTATTTGAGCAGAAGCTTGATTTGCAACAACCTCTAACAAGAAATCAGAAAAAGAATTTGGTAATCCTTCGCTAGATTCTCTCTTCATATTTTCACCAACCCATGTTGGCCAAACTGTTGCTCGGCAAACCTCACGATTTACTTTTAAATCAGTTAGCGTTAAAACTCTTTCGCCAAGCGTTGTTGTTCCTGCGTCGCTGAAAGAACAAGCACCTGAAGCACCCACGATTGGATCAGTTGTTACTAGACTGCTTATAACGGCCTTACTTCCTGAAAGTCCGTCCATTTGTCGCACATATCCTTTTGCAATAGTGTCATTTGATTTAACTACTGCTGTAACATATGGCAAAGCTTGAGAACCTGCATATGTTGTAGCAGGATTGACTGTGATATCAAAGTCATATTTTTTGTTTAATTTTCCCATTTTTAAAATTTATTTATTGTTAATGTAATATGCTGTCCTTTGTTTAGCAGACAGTTTCGCTAAATCAATAGTCGCAGTCGCATTTCTCATGCCTTCAGGAGAATATGAAATTCCTTCTTCAGCAGGTTCATTTGACAATTCAACTATTTTGTTTTTAAGTTCTTCAACCTCTGTTGTTAGTTCACCAATAATATCTTCTGAACTCATTTCTGTTTTTTCTTCTTCTTTTACTTCTTCTGAAAGTTCTTCTGTTTCTTCTTCTGCTCTTTTGCCAAAAACTTTTTCCTCTAATTCAGCAACACGATCTTTCAATTCTTCATAAGTCTTTGCCCAATCTGCCTTTTCAGCAGGTGTTTCTCCTGGCTCATCAAATTCTTCTTTTACTTCTTCAGATAATTCTTCTTCTGAAGCTTCAACATCTTCTGCTTCTTTTTCTTCTCCTAAGTCAAGAATTTTAGAATTTTCATCAATAGTGATTTTGCTTCCGTTTTTCATTGTATAAGATCCTGAAGCGATAGGTTCTGCGTTTCCATCATCAGAAATTGCAAATACTTTTGATCCGATCATAAATTGATCGTCCTCTGTAGCTATAACACGCCCATCTTCAAGCACCATTTCTGCATACATTTTGACAGAATAAGATTTTACTTCGTTTTTCATTTTTAAGATATTTAAGATTTTTTCTAGTGTTCCCATAACATTAATATATATAAAAGGATTAATTATTGTTTATTTTGTTATCTTCTAACAGTCTTGTTTTTAATAGCAGAACAGACTTTTTGAGCAGTTTCCTTATTGCCATATTGTTTTATTTGATCCCTCATGCAATCATCCCAAGAGTATTTCAACATTGCTTTGCGTTTAGCATAAGCAACATATTCAAGCATTTTATACTTTTTCTTGTATTTTCTTTTTCCTGTTTCAGAATGTTCTTCTCGCATTGTCGCTGATGAATGATCTGCACAAGGCATATATAATTTTACGCCATCAACATTATGTGTGTGTGAACCTGAACACCCTTTGAACATTTCAGCATATATTTCAGCTTCTTCTTTTG